CGGCGCCTGGTCAGCATTCGATCGTTTGGCATCGCATCCGTAAGCGTGGCCGGTCGGAACCGTCGCCGCGGCAGGCGTACTTTGAGTGGTCGGCCGATCCGAAGGCGTCGCTCGACGATCGTAAGGCGTGGTTGTCGGCGAATCCGGCGATGGCGTCGCGGCTGTCGGTCGCTGCGGTTGAGGCTGAGCGTGCGCAGATGTCGGATGATGGGTTCGCCCGTGAGCGTTTGTCGGTCTCGCCTGACTTGCTGGAGGAGTCAGGGGAGGAGCTGGCGGGCCTGTGGCCGAAGCTGGTCGACCCTGAGTCTCAACCTGAGGGCAAGGTCGCGTTCGCTTTGGCGGTGTCGATCGATGGCGGATCGTCGTCGATCGCTGTGGCTGGGCAGCGGGGCGACGGGTTGGAGCATGTCGAGGTCGCGTATCACGGTGACGGTACGGGCTGGTTGCTCAAGACGGTGACGGAGATGGCCGGCCGGTATGACGGGTTCACGTTGGTTGTGGATGATCGTGGCCCGGCCGGTGTGGTTGTGTCGGTGCTAGAGCAGGCCGGGATCGCGTTGCACAAGGTGACGACGCGTGAGGCGGTGCAGGCGTGTGGCGGGTTGTTGGTCGCTGCGCGTGATGGTCGTTTGCGTCATCGTGGTCAGCGTCCGTTGGATGCGGCTGTGTCTGGTGTGAAGCGTCGCACGGTGGGTGATGCGTGGGCGTGGGGTCGTAAGACTTCAGCGTCCGATATTGCCCCGTTGGAGGCTGTGTCGTTGGCGCGTTGGGCGTTGAGTGGTTTGAAGAGCGGTACTGATTCTGATCCGCTCGTGTTCGCTTATTGATTGGAGGCTGCGTGGCTTTGTTCCGTCGCCGTGAAAAGCGCAGCCTTGATTCGCTGGCAACAGTTCTCGCTAACAACGGCCTGCCGGTTCGGCAGGACTTTTTGCCGTCCTCGCTCCCCGTGTTGTCGCCGTTGCAGGCGATGCGACACCCGATGGTGCAGCGTTGCGTTTCCTATATCGCCAGTCGCGTGGCATCGACACCGCTGTACGAGTACGAAGATTCGGTGTCGGCGACGGCGCCACTGCCGTCGTCCCCGCTGATCGCTACACCGTCAGCGCGCCTCTCGCAGCTCGACTGGTTGCAGACGGTTGTTGCGAACGTAGCGAAGTATGGGAACTGCACGCCGATGATCGTGCGCCGTGCCGGCATGTACGCCATCCAGGCGGAGGTGATTGACCCGCGGGCCGTGAGTTACGACGCTCGCAACGATGCGCTTGTCGACTCAAACCGCAACGTCATCCCGTGGGAGGACGTGCTGCACTTCAAGTTCCCTGGCCTGTTGAACGAGACGGGTTCGTGGGGTTTGTCGCCGATCGCTCTCGGGAACGCCACGATCGCTCTCGGGTTGGCGGCGCGTGACTTCGGCTCTGGTGTATTCACTGAGTCGGGTATCCCGCCGGCGATCATCTATTCGAAGACTGCGTTGACCGAGCCACAGGCTGCCGACATCAAGGCAGCGTATCAGCGGAGCCGCACTGGCGCCCGTGACCCTGCCGTGTTCGGTGCTGATCTGGTGTTCGAGAAGTTGTCTGTTACGCCGGAAGAGTCGCAGTTCTTGTCGACTCAGGATCGTGTCGACTCTGAGATTTGCACGATGTTTGGTCTGCCTGGCGAGTTGTTTGGTGTCGGCAGGAGTGGTTCTGCGGTGACGTATGCGAACCTCGAGCAGCGGTCGAAGGCGTTGTATGACAACACGTTCGCTGCGTGGTTCCGCATGATCGAGTCGGTGTTGTCGGCGCAGTTGCCTGATCGGCGCAATGTGCGGTTCGACGTGACGCAGTTCGTGACGCCTGATCAACTCACTCAAGCGCAGATCGGTGAGATCGTCACTAGGGCCGGGTTGGTCACGGTGAACGAGTGGCGGTTCGACCAGGACCGTCCACCACTTGAGGCGTCCGAGAAGAAAGAACGCCCGTTCCAGTCGGTCGGCCTACCGGCGTTGACGAGTGCCGGATTGATGACAGTCAACGAGGCACGGTTCCAACTCGGCCTCCCACCCATTTCAGGCGGCGACGTGTTGTTCGATCCGACCGCCCCGGCTCTTGCCGCTGGAGGTACCCCATGACGAAGACCATCGAGCGTCGCATGGCGTTCGCAGATTTCGAGTTGCGTGACGCACCGGATGGTGCTGTCGGGCTGCGCGGTTATGCCGCCGTGTTCGACTATGTGGCGCACGGCGAAGTCGTGAAGCGTTCAGCGTTCAACCGGACACTCGCCCAGCGCGACAAGGTCAAGCTCCTCGTCAATCACGACGGCGTGCCGATCGCATCGACCGACGGTGGGACGATGGCATTGTCTGTTGACGACCGTGGCCTGATGGTTGATGTGTCGTCGCTCGACATGGCGAACCCGACAGTGCAGGAACTTGTGTCGGCGATGCGTCGCGGTGACATCACTGAGATGTCGTTCAGCTTTGAGGCCACCGACTCGCCGATGGTCGACGGTGTCCGCGAGTTGCGCGAGGTCAAGCTGTATGACGTGAGCGTCGTCACCTACGCCTGGTACGACGCCACATCGGTCGAGTTGAACTCGTTCGACAATGCACGTCTCGCGTTCCGTTCGCTCGCCCCCGAGCAGCGACGCGAGTTGATCGAGTTGGAATCAACAGAAGATCGGTCGGCCTGCCCGCATTGCGGCGGTGCCGACACCGACACGCAGGCCGATAAGCCGGCTGAGCGTGTCAACAAGATCGCCACGGCGCGAGCGTTGCTCGCGTTGGCGAACGCCTGACAACAGGCATCAGCGGAACCCGGAGCGCGGCTCGGAGCCCTAGAGGCCACCACCCGACGCCACCACGTCTGCACCCCACACAGGAGCACCCATCACCTGCCAAGGAGCAGAAAATGTCTCTCATTGATACCGTGCGCGAGCAGCGCACTAAAGTCCTCGCGGACGCGGACGCGATTGTCGCTGCCGCCGAAGCCGAAGCCCGTGACCTGACCGACGCCGAGTTCGACTCGATCAAGGAAGCACGCGCCACCGCCGACAAGTACAAGGCTCAGCTCGACGAGCTCGCCGCCATCGCCGAAGCCCGCGACGCCGCTGTGCCGGCCCGCAAGATCAACGAGGGCGGCGCCAAGGTCATCTCCGAGGCCCGCACCTACTCGAAGGAGTCGGACCCGACCGGAGGTCAGTTCCTGGCCGACGTGATCGCCGGTCAGCTCTCCGGCGATTGGGATGCCCGTGAGCGTCTTGGCCGTCACATCACCGAGGAGCGCATCGAGCGTTTCAAGGGTCGTGAGATCCGCGCCGTCGGTACCAGTGCTTTCGCTGGTCTGACTGTTCCGCAGTACCTGACCGAACTCGTCGCCCCCGACGCGAAGGCCGGTCGTCCGCTGGCGAACATCTGCAACGCTCACCCGCTGCCCGCTTCCGGGATGACGGTGAACATCTCGAAGATCACCACCGCTTCGAGCACCGCCGTTCAGACGCAGAACAGCGCATCGTCCGAGACGAACATGGACGACACCCTGTTGACCATCGACGTTCTCACGATCGCCGGCCAGCAGACCGTCAGCCGTCAAGCAATCGAGCGTGGCACTGGTATCGAGGACACCGTTCTTGCCGACCTGTTCGGCGAGTATCACACCACCCTCGACTCGACGCTGATCAACCAGGCCACCACCGGCCTCGACGCGATCACCGACGGCGCCCTCGACATCGCCTACACCGACGCCAGCCCGACGGCTGCTGAGGCGTGGCCGAAGATGTTCGACGCCATCCAGCAGATCCAGACCGCCGTGAACAAGGGTGCAGATGCGATCGTCATGCACCCGCGGCGTTTCTGGTGGTTCGCTGCCCAGGTTGGAACGAGCTTCCCGTTCGTCAACCTGACCGGCGCCCAGAACCAGGCTGGCGGCTCGGTCGCCACCACCGGCTACGGCATGGGGCCTTCGGGTTACCTCGCCGGCCTTCCGGTGTATGTCGACGCGAACATCGTCACCAACGGCGGCGGCGGCACGAACGAGGACCGGATCTACATCCTGACCCGTTCCGAGTGCCACCTGTGGGAAGACTCGGTGCAGTTCATTCGCGCCGAGCAGACCCCGGCCGCTTCCCTCGGTGTTCTGCTGGTCGTGTACGGCTACATGGCCTACACGTTCAACCGCTACGCCTCGGCCAACGCCCGCATCGCGGGGACCGGCCTTGCCACACCTGCATTCTGACCTTAGTGACTCCATCGTTCTAGTGATAGAATGGGAGGATGGAGACTAAGGAATGCACGAAGTGTGGAAAGAGTTGCCCCGTCTCAGAGTTCTATGTTGCGAACAGAGAGACGGGGCAACTCAATCCACAGTGCAAGGCGTGCTACAGGGAATGGCATAGGGGTAGGTACACCCCAAAGACTGGCGCTACTGACGATGAACGCGAATGCGCTCAATGTGGGGCGACATATGCCCCACTTCAGCGCAGACCGTCCATGTTCTGCTCCAAGCGGTGTAAGGACAACGCCAAGAACGCAGCTCGGCAGGCAGCGATCGATGCAGCCAAACCACATAGGGAATGTGTCCACTGCGGTAAGGCGCTAGCTCGAGAGATGCGCTCGGACGCAAAGTTCTGTTCCGCTGAGTGCAATTCGGCTGCTCACGCGGTCACGCGCAAGATGGCGAAGCGTGCTGGGCGTGCCAAGAAGTTCGATGACCCACTACTCGAGCGCAACTACATAGCCAAGCGCGACAAGTTCCGTTGCGGCATCTGTGGCGGTCGGGTTGACATGAAGTTGAATCACCCAGACCCGATGTACGGGTCGATCGATCACATCGTTCCGCTCGCCGCTGGTGGTGGTAACGAGTTGTCGAATCTGCAACTTGCACATCTGCGCTGCAATCTCGCCAAGCGGCAGCACGGCGGCAGGGAGCAGATGCTGCTTATCGGGTAGGCGTGCCGCCTCCCATCTTCGGAGGTTTCACTGTGGCTCGTATCGACTCTCTTCTCCGCGAGCGCGAAGGGTACGTATTGCGCAACCTCCAAGATCGCGTCGCGCAAGTCGACGCGGAGATCAAGCGGCTCACGGGTGTTGTCGTCGACGACAACCCGGCCGCTGATGTTGTGGTTGAGTTCGAGGTTGCATCGTTCGATCCGCCGGAGCAGGCGCGACGTGGCCCTGGCCGGCCGCGCAAGGTTCGTGACTGATGGCTCTGACCGCGTGCTACTGCGAACTTGAGGACGTTGCCACCCGGCTCGGCATCGACGACTTCCAAGACGACGCCACACTCGAGGCGGCTGTCACGTCAGGGTCGCGTGCGATCCGTGACTGGTGCGGCCAGGACTTCTACCCGGCGAGTTCCGCTACTGCCCGCACGTTCCGTCCGTTCAACGCCTACATGGCGAAAACAGACCCCTTCTCGACGACTACGGGTCTGGTCATCAAAACCGATGACGATGACGACGGCACCTATGAGACGACATGGTCAGCCAGCGATTATGAACTGGACCGTTTCGGTGGGGACATGGCCGATGCGATCGCCGCCCCCTATGACCGGATCAACGGGATCGAGCGTCTGTTCCCGACATGCACCCGGCGTGCCCGCACGTTGCAAGTAACGGCGCAATGGGGTTGGGCGGCGATCCCACAGCCGGTACATGAGGCGGCGAAGATCCTCGCAGTTGACCTATGGAAACGTAAGGACGTTGCGTTCGGTATCCAGACCGGCACCATCGAGTTCGGCGGGTTGCGGATCGGGCGTGACGTGATGGCCCAGGTGTCGTCGCTGCGTCAGCCGTATCGGCGTATGGATCGGGGGATGGGTATCGGCTGA